CGTCTTCATGGTTAGTTAGCTCATGGAAGTATCTTGATAGCCCGTCCGCTATTTCTAAAAGACGTTTATTCTCGCGCCAGTTTTTGATTGTGCAGTCATTTTGTATGCTGCCCAACATGCCACCGCCCAGATAATTTTGGTAAGCAGTCATTTTTTGCCCGTCATAGGTTTTGGCAATGGTAGATAAGTCAATCTCAATGCCTCCGCCCCTGTGACTAATCTGTGAACGGATAGTAATTTCCTCAAAATCGATGTTCTTTGTTTTCATGTTGTTTTATTTTATGTTTAGTGAATTAAGTAATTGTTTGAAACCTGCCGTGTATTGTTTTTTGTATGCCTCTGTAACATGCCCGAAAATATTGGGCGAAGCATATAACTGTGAAGTGATAGATACGTGACGTGTAACAATTTGCTCGTGCAGTTCCTTAAACGTGCTGCCACAATGCACAAGGCAGTTTTTAACTTCATCCAATGTTTGCGGTGGGATGTTCCAACTGCCTGTCCTTGCGCTCTCCAAATGCGCCTCAATAATCTGTTTTTGTAGTTTTGTTATTCGTTGCATGGTATATGGTTTTAAAATTGGTTAACTTCTAAATGGGTTCTTAGCTCTCTTTTTTCTCTTACTGCGTTCCAAACTATAGCTTGAAATACAGACGGCTGCTCCCCTACTTTTTCGGCTGCCAATTTGTAGCATGTGGCGAAGAAATTATACTGCTTCACTGTAGTTTTGCGCAAAGTATCGGAAATTGCACATATTTCGGAGGGCGGAAAAATAGCGCATGCGAGGGCGTGACGGTCAATACACACGGCTGAATAGTCGCCCGCTATATTCAGGAAGAAATTTTTGGTTTTTTCACCTCCCAGTATAGCTAATATCTCATCTGTAGTTTTTGCGTCCCTTATTTTGTCGCACTTTCTTAGCCTTTCACCTGTAGCACCTGTAGCTTTATTTGTCTTCAAATATTGCACCGCCTGTTTTTTGTTCACGTCCCATGCCTGCTGTGGCGAAAGTGCAGCTATTATCCCCGCCACATTTAGAACGGGTAAATTGTAGTTTTTGGATAGAACGGAGGCAAATTGATTCGCCTCATCGTAAAAATTGCCGCCCGCTTTTTCGGGGTTCAATTTTTGCCAATATACCAACCTATTTATTACCCTGTTTTGGGTTAACGTCCGCCCCTTAAATATCTGTTTCATGCTATGTAGTTTTAATTGGTTTTAGAATAATCTTGCGCTCCACTTGTTTACAGCCACTGCTCCATAACTTGTCTTTATTTCGCGCCCGTTGCTCAAATCGTAGTAGGCAATTTGATTATTTTCAATGGCATACTGATTCGCCTCCGCTTCTGTTTTAAAGACTTTCACTGCATCAAAGTAATACTGCCCGTTCTGCGCATTAAGCCAACCACCCACCGCATCGAATCGCTCAAGTTGTTGATAGAAAGCAATGGCAACGGCATGGGCGCATCCAGATAAGCCGAAACTGTTTTGTGTGTGCTTTGTGGCGACTGCGTAACCGTTAGTAATTGGATTCAGTTCTGAATCAATAGTGAAGCCCGAAGGGTTATTCTGTGCAATTTTAAAAACTGCATCTACAATGTTTTGTTTCTTTTTCATGTTACTTGTTTTTTACGTGAATTATACTGCAAATATATGTAAGATGTTCGCACTTGTGCAAGTGTCGCGCAAATTATTTTTCAATATAGCTCATAACTGATTGAAAATGAATGAGAAAAAATTTACAGATAAACGCAAATAGCCGTTTGTTGTCGGATAACAATGAAGCCCGCGAACATGGCAAAAATTAACATTTGAAGGAAAGTGAGGCGGCAAAATAAACTTACCAACATACGTGGATAAGTAGATGAGATTTTAACAGAAAGTGGCATGACCTATACAGTAGACAAATTTTATTTTGTTAAAATGGGTAAAATTTAACAAATGAGATTTGCAATGTTTAAAACCACCTGTATATTTGCAGTATAATTATTAACTAAAACAAATAACCAATACTATGAAAAAAGTAATCAGAACATTCTCGCTCCTTATCTTCGCATTCTACGGCACACTATTCGCTTATTTAGCTGTGTCAATCTTCTTTAACTTCGCACCGAAAGGGGTGAATAGTAGCACTGTGACGTTTGCACTGTCTTGTGTGCTGTGCCTGCTGTGTGCTGTGTCATCAGCTATTGTGAGTAGCACAGACTAATAATTGACCAACAAAGCAACAAGAGGGCGGCAATATAGCTGCCCTTTTTCGTTTATAGCCCCTCCATGCTGCTGACCTTTGCCCGTTTGACTTCGCGCTGATATTCATTGTAAGTATCCCGAAATAGCCGCAAACATTTTCGCCCTTTATCGCTTAACCTGTAAACCCGCTTGCGCCTCAATATGTGGCTAAATGTATCTGGGAACGGTGCCGCCTCAATTAATCCCCGTTTAAATAGCTTCATTATCAATTGCGCGCTAAAAGACTTGCCGTAAATCGGTAGAAAAACATCATAGCCGAAAAAACCGATTTTCATTTCAATGTCATTTGCAGCCATTAAAGCAGACAAAAAGGTCAAACCGCCCGCGCCCAAAGACTCACACTCTCTTACCGCCAACATCATTAAAACCATGTCACCCGCATACGGTGAATGTTTGCTGAACCGAAGCGCGCCAAAAGAATCCCCGTTACTATAACACTTGTGTATATCTCTGACAATACTTGACCTCTTTCTCTTATACATAGAACCAATTTAATACTTTCAATAAGTTACTTTACATAATGTTGAACAAACAAACAATTCAGATGGGGTATTATTCCTCCACTTTACCCTCATTTTCCCCCAAAATTGCCAATATTTGCCTGATTTTATCCATTTCAGCAGTTTTTACAACCAACAATTGAAGCCCGACTGCACTACATATCATCTCCAGCTCTCCAATTGATACCTTACTTTCTCCATTTATTATCCTGCTCAATCGCTGCCTTGAGATGCCTGATGCAGTTTTTATGCCCTTTTGCCGCCTCTTAGCCTGCTTTATTGCCTGTAAAATGTTATGACCTTGTAACATATTGGCGCAAATATGCAAAATCTCCCCGACAAAACATAACATTTTTAACAATTGCCACTTTACATAACATCAGTTATGGTATAATTGTTAAATTGAGATGATTATTACTGTTTTTCATTGCTTGTATATCCATGCTGTGATGCTTGTTTCAGTTATTGCCGCGAGCATATATGCCAGACAGACTGCCAATTATAGCCAGCTTGCGCCCCTGTTTGCGGTTCTTGTGCCGATTTTTATCCGAAACAATAGATTCCTTGTTTATTTCGGAGGCGGGTGGGGTAAAAAAGACGGGGTTCGGGAATGTGAAACACGGGTGGAGTATTGATGATTGATTCACAGAATCAGTCTGCATATTGCCAAAAATATCCTTTGTATGTTTTATTGTATCCTATAAGAACTTGAGATATATTACCCTCTTTAATCGCTATTATCCTCTTTGCATGTTACTTCCATGTATTCCCTTTTTATGATTCTCTTTTGCGCCCTTTGGTTCTCGTCTTCAATGTCCTCATTGATGCGCTCCATTGCCTCCGACAAGGAATTATACCCAACGCTATAACTGTCTTTTGCGAGATAATCCCAAAAGAAGAACCAATATCTTTTTAGAGGGTAATACCATTTCTTTCCGCTTGCTTCTGTTTCTATGAGTATTCTGTATTTTTTCATGTTGTTTCTAATTTTGGCGGAAGGCATTTGGTCAAATCTTTAGCGTTAAATTCAATAACGTATCTCTTCCCATCAAACAGTCAGGCGTTTTCCTTTTCTAAAAAATTTGGCGACCAACAGCCAAAGACTATACTAAAATGGAAGATAATCAGCCACCTCGTTTAGCTGCAAAACGTTAGTGGCAAGGCTGAAAAACAACATCAACCTTATACACCTGCCAACCCGACTTTACACAATCTTCCCAAGTCATATTTGACCCTTCAATAAATTTAGCTATTGCACCTTTTCTTTGGAAGTGTATCGTTTCGGGTTGGCAACAACCTGTTTTGTTCCCAATAATGTAATGAGCCTTCAAAGTAGAAAGCCCAGCCACTAACACATTATTTGCGTCAGTGGGGGTGATGTTTTTCAAATTATCTTTTTGCATATTTTATTCTTGATAAGACTAAATGTTAAAGCGCAATACTTTTGTTTCATTGTTGTGTTTTTGGGACTACTCCGATTTTTAGAAACGCAGAACGAAATTGGTCAACAACGTAAACCCCCAATCCAACCTTTATATCTAAATTCTCTCCACCCGCATACCAATTTTCACCAAGTCTTGTTGGCAGGTATTTTACATCATAAACAGCATACCCATTCATCGGCTCAAAGCCCAATTTTTCAAATACCGCCTCCATGTAGTTATTGAAAAGCCTGTAAGACAAATCAACCGCTTGCTCTTTTAGAGTATTTTCGTCCAACTTCGACAAGTCTTCAATTAACTGCATATTATCTTCCTTGAGTTGGCTAATCTCATCTTGCATTTTTTTTAGTTCAGACATTTCAATTTCTACCTTAGGCATAGTTTTGTTTTTATTTTACCAAGAAATTACGAGGTTTATGGATTCTCCTGTGGCTTGGGTGTTTTCTTTTACCATGAAACCATCATTGGTCAGGGACTTTATGAGGTCTTCTTTGGTGGCTTTGTGTCGGTGGTAGTAGATGATGCTTATTTGATATAGCCCCTCTTGTGCCGCCTCCTGTATGGATTTGTCAATATTGGTGCGGACAGAGAATTGGTCGGACAGGCTCTTGGCTTCTGCTGCGGTCATGGTTAGTCTATTAAGAATTTGAGAAATTTAGGAAGCCTGTCCAGCTTTGATTGGAGTTCGTTTATTTTGGATTCTTTTGCCCGCGCCTCCTTTTGAAGCCCATTCAGGCTTGTTCGGTTGTTGATGTAGTTCTGCTTCTCGGTCAGCAATTGGTCAAGCTGTTCTTTGAACTCCTTTTTCGCGGCTTCGGTGTCGCCAAAGAAAAAGTATCGGTTAACCACCTTCTCTCTGTCGCCCGCAAATCCAAATATCATCTTACTTGTTTCAAGCATAGGGTATTCTCCATGAGTTCCCGCCTCAATCTTTCTTAGCTTGTCCGCCAACTCTTTTAGGGCTGTGTATTCGGATAGCAATATCGTTATCGTTGGTTCCATGCTGCAAATATAGTTGTTAACCGCCTAACCAATTGTTAATCTTTGTCAATAATCGGTGTGTATGAGTAGAATATTTCGTTGTAGGTAGCGTTTTCGGACATCTTATGCGCCTTTAGGGTGGCTAAGATTTCATCGAATACGTTCTGCCATCGGTCTTCGGGCTGCTGTGGTGGAGGTAAATATGGAGGGGTCATAGGTTTTTAATTTCTTCGGCAACTTGGTTGTAAAATTTATACTCCGCAAGTTCATGCAATTCGCCATATTCAGATAAAACACTCCTTTCGTGTAAACTTCTCAATGTATCCAATGTGTCCCGAACAGATACCAAAGCGCACTCTTTTGCGTGACACAGTCTTGCAAATTCGGACATTTCAGAAAACGACTTGCGCTTCTTCCCATACTTCAAATCATACGCCTTGAACACGCTTTCATCAATACTGCCATCGCAATACTTTGAGAAATCATACACTAACCTTTCTGCTTCTACTTTTGCTTTCATATCTTTTGTAATAATTGGTCTGTTGCTTCTATTTCGTATTCAACGTATATTTTTTGTGAGGGGTCGAGTTCTTTGTCGCGCCAGTCCATCAAGTGCAGCCGCCAATCAAGCAGGGCGTTAAGTGCCATAGCTTCGGGCAGCCGCAGGTGGGCAAAGTCCTTGAACGTGATTGAACCCTCATATATGTTGAGTGGAGTAGTAGTCATCCATCAGCTTTTTTATTCGTTCTACATTGTCCTTGAGCATAAAATTCCCCTCCGTATCGTAAAGTTCAATAACAATCAATTGCTCGTCAAGTGTCTGATAGACATACTTGATGTCCTCCACCCTGATTCGGAACGGGCGGTAAGTGAAATCCTCCGAACTAAGCGTGGACGATTGGCTAACACCCAAGCCTTTTAAATGCTCGGCAGCTTCAAGTTCTTCATTCGATATAAGGGCGATTTCTGAATCTATAAACATGGTATAAATTTAATGATTTTCAGCGACAATTTCCTGCTGCTTTTCGCTGATTAAATACATGATTGTGTCGGCAAGGAGTTCGTCCCCGCGCTTCACCGCCCTTTCGTATAGTGCCTCAAGTTGCTCTAATGATTGATTGTTAAAATCCATATTTACTGTTTAATTGTTAGTTCCTGACCTGTAAGCGCAAAGTAAAGATTCTGTAATTGATGCACGTATTTAATTACTGTTGGCGTAACATCATCAATCGGCACAACCTCCCATAGCGTAACACCCCAAATACCCATGCCTTCATCTTCCCAAACATGAATAGATATTCTTTTGCCATCATCAACAAATGGTATCCTGTATTCAATCCTCCAAGTTTGTTTTTCAGCTTTCCACTCAAAGCCAAATTTTTCCAACCATTCTTCGGTGAGGGGGATTGGTTTGCAATAAATTGACACATATATTGCATCCTCAAAATCTTCTACTGTTTTAAATTTTAAGGCTTTATCGGATGAACGATTTTGATACCAACTCCCTATCCTGATTTCATTTTTGTTTATCATGCCGCAAATATACCCACTATCAAAGTATTGAGATGTTAAACTATGTTAATGCTATTGCGTAGTTGTTAAAATACTTATCTTTGCAGCATATATTTAGAATTACAATGGACGAATTTTTACTCACTCTTTTGGCGGCAAGCCTTTTCATAGGCTCGTATTTTGCCATTGCCTATATCATAGGGATTCGCAGGAAAAAACAAATCATAAAAAAGGTAAATAAGAAGTTGGAGGGCTTGAAGGAGATGGTCTATGTAGACTATCGGGGCTATGAAATACCGATGACTAAAGCCGAGAAGAATACTATTTGGCGCAACCTTACCGAGAAAGGCAAGAAAGATGCTTTGGCTGCGTGGAAAAAACACCTGAATAATGCAAAGTAAATTTGACTGTTGGGTGATGCTTACCGACAACAACCTTTCCGAGTTTGGGCTGTCACAGTGCTGCGCAAGGATTCAATTAAATCACGATAGCGGCTTTACTGAAACAATCAAATCGGTTCATGTTGTAGAAAAAGGAAACGAAGACTATGGGATGATTATGGCTTCTGCAAAAATAGTAACACAGCTAATGAACAAATATCACGGGCATCATTTTTACCCGACAAAATCAGTAACCAATTAAATTAAATATGCAAAAGTTCACAGGAAAGTTAGTGTCAAAACTACCCGTTACCACCTACGGAAAAGAGGGGAAAAAGAAAGGCGGATTCGTAATTCAGACGGAAGGCAAGTATCCGAAAAATGTTGCGTTTACCGTATTTGAAGCCAAGTTAGCTTCGTTGGACGGATTGACCATCAACGAAAACGTGGAAGTGGATGCGCAGGTGGAAAGCCGCGAGTGGCAGGGCAAGTGGTTCACGGACGTAATCGCGCTGAACGTGTTTGGCGTTGATGATGCCAAGCCAATGCAGGAAGAATTTAGAGTTCCCGATAAAGTATCAGACGATTTGCCGTTCTAATGACAACACCGAACCATATAAAAGTTAAGTGCGACATTGTGCGCGAAATAACTACCGCAGGCGGCATTATCATCCCTATTGAACAGGGAAGAGAATACGCTGGCGCAAAGAACTACCAAGCCACCAAATACGCCCCGACACACGGGGTGGTGGTGGAGGTAGGCGAGAAAAGTTTAGGCGTTAAGGATGGCGACACCGTTATCTTCCATTTTAACACAGAGGAAACCTGCAAGCAGCATGGCAAGATGGAAGTGCATGATGACACCAAGTTCTTCTACATCGAGGCATCTAAGGTGATGTGCATTATCCGCGATGGCAAGCCTATGCCTACAAGCGGTTGGCTGTTAGCTAATCGGGCAGAGAAAGCCAAAGAGGTTACATCTGGAGGAATCTTTATCCCAGAAGCCCACAGGAAAGAATCGGACAGAAAGTTCCGAGTAGTGGCGGTTCACGATGGCTACGAAGATTGCAAAGTCGGTGACGTGATATACACCGAGATTGACTGCGATATTCCGTTGGAGGCAAACGACCTGCTTGGAATCGTGCCGAATGACCTGTTCAGAATCAATACCGAAAACATTGTTGCCGTAGAATACCAATAGTATGAACACAGAATACCTCATTATTTACATTGTTGGCGTTGTAGTAACAGCGTTTTTTTTCGATGGGAAAAATGCAAAAGGCGAAGACGACCCACATGCTCATGTAGCATTCTCTCTTCTTTGGTTTGTGTTTGCGTTTTTCTTTATTATGTTCTCGCCAGCACTGATTCCGCTTTTTATTCGTTGGGTAAAGAAGAAAATATATGAGTAGTTGGAACAGCGCGGATTTCAAGAAGATGAAGGTGGATGTGTTCGGAATGGACAGGGAGCGAAACTGCCTAAAAGAATCGGATTGGTTGGCAAAAGTGTTTCATCAGTTCATTGACGATGCTGACCTGAACTCGCTAAAAGGAATTACAATGAACCTGATGGTGCGGTCTGTGGTGCTTTGCTACGACCCGAACAGCCCGTTAGTAGTGCGGATTCAGGACATCAAGCAGCGAAAGATTGAGGCGTTTCAATTACTGAATACCAAGACCTACAAAGACGGCAGGTTTAGTGAGGATGTGGATGGCATCATAGTCGGCAAGAACGAGAAGTATAACAGGATGGTGCTGCAATATCTCAAGGCTGTGGATAGCATGTCCTACACATCAATGTCCTATTTCACCGAAAGCTACTATGACCTGTTGGCGCAATTACAGACGCAGGATGCGAAGGAACGCGCCCAGACGATGGTTTTGATAGAGAAGATTGAAGCACAGGCTAAGAGAAAGGCTAAAGAGTTCTTTTCGGGCGATGAGAAGTTGATAGACTACGTGGCTTCGGAAAACATCTACGAAGAAACCGCAGCACTCACACCTGAATATTTTGCGAAGAAGTTTAAGGCTATGAAAGAAACGGTAGAATAAGTATCTTTATGAATAGTGATTATCTTCGCAGCAACCGATTGCTTATTAGCCACTATATTGGGGACGTTTTCTCCGATGTTTGTTTACTATGTAAATACCAAAACTATGAATAAAGACATTCAATTCTGTCGGGGCGCGGGCTGTTTGCTGCGCGATACCTGCAAAAGAGCAAAGGATGACAAGGAGGATGGCGAGATATGGTTTGCGGACGAGCCGTTCCGAATCATTGACGGAAAATTTAATTGCGACCTTTATTGGGGCAAAAGCCAAATGGATATTTTTGAACAACTAAAAGACAACAATGGACAAGCAGAAACAAATAGACAAACTGATGGCGGAGAAAGCGGAACTTGAGAAGAAGCTAAAGGAGGTGAGGGATAAACTACGAAAACTCATTCAGTGATAAAGCGCAAAAAGAAGCCATGCAAAGGAGAAAGGTGCGACAGGGTGGACTACATCGTTGGTCGCGGGCTATGCGTTTGGTGCTACAATGACTATTTAAAAAAGAAGGTGCGTGAAAAAAAAGATAAGGACAATTCAATACAGCAGCGACAAAGGAAAAGTGCCGCAGAAGACGGAACCGAAAAAACCGAAATTGACATATTCAACGAAATATGGAACGAAAGACCGCACGTAAGCGAAATTGACGGCACACCGCTATATCCGAAAGGGCATAAGATGTGGCATTGGCAGTTTAGCCATCTTCTTTGTAAGGGTGCATTTCCGAGTGCGCGGTTAAATAAAGAAAACATCGTGTTGAAAACTTGGGCGCAGCATCAGCTATGGGAGTTCCATGCACACAAACTCCGCGATAACGAAGAATGGAGGTGGGTGTTTGAAAAGCGGGAGCGATTAAAACGTGAGTATCATGCAGAAATTTAGCGGATACAGAGATTTCAACAAACACTTGGTTCTGTGCGAGGATGTTACGGAGATAGAACCGTATTACATACAGCTTCCTGATGCGCCAAAGCCTGAAAGTTTCAAGAACTTCGGCAAAGAACCGCTTCAACAATTTTATGTAAAAGACAGGGTTCCCGACAAACTATTGAAGTTAAACAGGCTTGACAGGGATGAGGCGTTTGCGATAGCCATGAAGGATAAGGAGTGTGCCAATTTTATATCTATGGCGTGGGACAAAAGGATAAATGGCGAATGGGTCTACATAAACGGAATCCCCACCTACATTGATGGGTTATATTACTTCTATCTGAACTTCTACAACTTGGACGTAGGGCTTCCAAGTTTCAGGATGAACGACCTTGAATATTACTATTGGTGGAAATATTGTGTTGTGGAACAAACGCGGGTATATGGGGGAGTGGATTTTTCGCGCAGAAGGATTGGGAAAACGTATAGGTCGGGGAATATGATGTTGGAATACATCACAAGGAATCCGAGTAGCTTCATAGGGTGTCAAAGTAAAAGCGATGACGATGCCAATAGTCTATTTCATAAAGCCGTTGTAAGCCCGTTCAGACGGCTTCCCTTTTTCTTCAAGCCGATATACGACAAGGCGGGCAAGATGAAGAACGATATTTTGTTTACCGATAACGGATTGTCGGATGAGGCATTTGAAAGTTGGATTGACTATCGTTCTTCCACCGATACCGCTTATGACGGTGAGAAGCTGCACAGATACTTTATGGACGAGTGCGGTAAAATGAAGCCACCAACTGACCCCGTTAAGATGTGGGACAAGGTTAAGCCATGTCTGATTGAAGATGACAAAATTATTGGCAAAGCCCTTTTAGATACAACCGTTGAAGAGATGGAGAAGGGCGGATTGGATAAGTTCCTGCAAATATGGACTGATAGTTCGAGAAAGCCGTCCGACAATAAGATAAACGAACTCGGTGAAACACTAAGCGGCTTAGTTCCTCACTTTACGCCAGCTTACAGATGTTTCCTGTGGGATAGGTTCGGCTATCCAATAGTTGAATCTCCGACAGGGCATCAGTTAGAGGACAGAAAGAAACAATGCACAAGAGAAGAAATAGACAAGGGGTTGCACAAGTTGGGCGCGAAAGAATATCTTGAATTGAAGTTCAGGTCAATTAAAGACCAAAAGAAAAAACAGGACGAGATTAGGAAATTTCCACGCACCGTTACCGAAGCCTTCCGAAGTTCCGCCACCCACTGCCACTTCAATCTTGGTCTAATCAATGACCGCATGGAGAATTACGTGTTTGACAGAGAGAAAGGAAAGGTCAGGGGAAATTACGAATGGAAAGACGGCAAGGAGGACGGAGAGGTAATATGGCGACCAACAGAGAACGGACGGTGGTTGGAGGCGTATGTATTAGACCAAGACAAGAGTAATCAATTTTATCTTGTGGGCTCCCGTAAAGCACCCGCACTTACCGACAAATCGGTGATAGGGTGTGACCCGTTCAAATACAATATCACCACATCTAACAAGCCGTCAAAAGGTGCGGGATATAGGTGGATGTATTTTGACCAAGCGATTGACGGGGAGAAAGATGAGCGAGATTGGATTACTGATGATTTTGCAGGGGAGTATCTTTACCGCCCCGCCACAACCGACCTGTTCGCGGAGGACATGCTGATGTGGGCAATCTACAACGGATGCAAGGTAAACGCGGAAAACAACGCGGATATTATATCCAAGCACTTCATACGGAGAGGCTATGAGAAGTATCTGCACTTTGGAAAAAAGGTGGTGAAGAAAGACGGCATCATGCAGGTTAAGGAAAACGTCAATTCTGGGGCAACAACTTTGGGTGGCGCGATGAAAGACAGCATGTTCGCCTCCGTAGATTGGTATATAGAAACTCACGCCCACAGATGCAAGTTCCCGAACTTCTTGGAAAGCTGCCGTGACGTGACCTACGACAATCTGAATCCATTCGATAGCTTTGTGGCGGGGGCTTACACTCTGATGCCCGTCCGAGAACTAAAGCAACGACCAAAGGTGGAACCAACATCTTTCGTAGCACCAATAAAAATGAGAACTTATTAACAATAATTCACAATTCGCGAATTGCAAAATTCATACATTTGCACTATGGATGCAAAAAACGAAGCAGATAGATTGGTTTCTATATTTGGAACCTCCGCGCCAAAGGTGGTCGAGGAAATAGTGTCGGTTCTGTCTGAACTGAACCAGACCAAAATGTGCAATTTTGATAAGGAGATTGATTTTTGGAATGAGGTAGCAGAATTGATGAAATAGTTTACTATCTTTGCTGTCGCACAACGATAGCGTTCTTTTGCAATTTAAAAAAAACTTAATGCCCCGACAGGTGAACCTTCGCTAACGCTATTGGTTGTGCAACGCTTGTTCGGGGCAACATATTTTACTATGGCTAATACAAACTTAATCAAGAGAACCAAGAGGGTTCAAAACTTTACTGTTGTCAGTAACAGCATATTACAAAGCAAAAAAATGTCTTTTGAGGCTAAAGGTATTCTTTGCTACATACTTTCATTGCCTGACGATTGGATTCTGCACACAACAAAGCTGATGTCTGATTTCAATATTGGGAGGCACATGCTAAACAGGTGCTTTTCCGAAATTGAGGAGGCGGGATACATGGCTAAGTTAGGTATGGTAAAAGGGAAGGGTGGCAGGTTTGAGGGGTATAATTATATGTTTTACGATACATCAATTAAGGAATCACCGTATGTTGATTTTCCGCACGCGGTTCCTCCGCATACGGACAGCAAGCACCTACAAAGAACTAATAATAACAAAGAACTAATAAATACAAAAACCCCTATATCCCCTAAAGGGGACAATAGTCCTTTTGAAGAAATTGATTTTTCAATTGATGATTGGATAGCAGCCTATATCAGAATATTCAAGGACAGGGGAATGGTTAGGATAAAGGAAGATATTGACCAAGTGAAATTGAGAAGACACTACAATAAATGGGTGGGCATGGGGCGCGACCCGAAAGAGCCTCTTAATGCCCTATACAAAATACTTAGCGACAATTGGCAAAGGGCACATAACATCCCTGACGCATCAATTCCTAAACTATTTAATGCCGAAATTGTGGCAAAATGGAACAGGGGAGTTTCGAGGTAAGGATATGATTAACAAAAATTTGGTTATTTTTGCATATAACCTGAAATAAAGCAATGGCTTTTTCTTTACCGAAACCTGCATACAACAGGATAATGTTCCCGACACACCTGATTGACCCTCTAAAAAAGGACAAGGAGTGGCATCTTCAATACGCAAAGGCGGCTTACTACACATGGAGTAACAACCTGTTGTGGCTGAACAGAAGGTCTGATTGGATTGAAAACAGGAAATACGCTGACGGCAATCAAAGCACACAGAAGTATATAAACTTCCTCACAAAATACGAGGAATCAACGGGTAAGAAGGCAACCTATCTTAACCTTGATTGGAGTATCGTTTCGACTATACCAAAAATCAGACGGGTTGTTATCAATCACCTGATGAAGATTAACTACGACATCGTGGCGCAGGCGGTTAACCCCGAAGCGGTAAGCCAAAGAGAAACCGTAAAGCTACGCACTTGGGCTGAAAAGCAGTTGCAACCGTTTTTGGCGCAAATTGAAACCGAAGCGGGCATACAATTGACCAACCCTGAATTAGAAATAATCCCCGAAGTGCGGGAAGAGTTTGAGATGTTGTTCTCCATGACCTACAAGATGGCGGAGGAGTTGAAGATTGAACTTGCCACGCAGCACATCTTAGACAAGAACCGATTTGAAGACACCCGAAGAAAGATGATTGAGGATGCCTTTGACTTGGGGTTTGCAGCTTGCAAGGTGGACACGAACACGCAGACAAAAGATATTGACGTAAGATACTGCGACCCGATTAACCTGATGTATGACAGCTTTAGGGGTAAGACGGGCGGTATGGGTGATGGCGACTTGGAGAGAATAGGCGAGTTCCGCGCAGTAACACTGTCGCAGCTACGCATGGAGGCGGGCAACCAATTAAGCGAAGAGCAATACTACACGATTGCAAACACGTTTGCAGGGCAGTATAACAACCCGAACACGCCTATCAATGCCAATCAGCCGTATGTAAACACCGATGCCAATTACAACCAATGGCAGAACTACAACATTATCGCTATTGACATCTACTTCATCAGCACCGACAGGATGAAGATTAAGCGCGTTAAGGTGGACGATGAAGAAGAAATGGTTTACTCGAAAGGCGCAAACTCGTCTTTGGGTGTGACGGTTGACTACAAGGATGGCAAAAAGGTTGAGAAGGCAGTAGAAGCAATTGACATTCAGAGTGTCTACAAAGTTACTTGGATACTTAACACCGACATCGTGTATAATTGGGGGAAGGCTTATGACATACCGAGAGATAAAAAGAACCCACGCGAATGTTCTCTGCCGATAAAGATTTACAGATGCGACAATAAATCATCATTGGAGGCTATCATGCCTTTTGCCGATGGTATGCAGTTGACTTGGTTAAGGCTTCAAAACCTGAAATCAACCGCGCTTCCGAGTGGTCTTATAGTAAACATTGAGGCTTGGGAGAATGTGATGGTTGACGGCAAGATTAAAAGCACGTCCGAGTTGTTCCAAATGGCTACTGACACAGGGTTGATACTTGCTCGTGGAGTAAGCACAATGGACAACGAAGGTCGCTACGCGGGCAAGCCGATAGAGAAATTTGAAGGCGGTCTTGGAACTCAATTTACCGAATTGATTACCGACATGGATTACAACATGCGGATGATATACGAGGTGAGTGGTATCAATGAAATCATGGCGGCATCTAACCCCGACCCGAATATGTTGAGTGGCGTGGCAAAGCAGGCGGTGATGAGTTCCGAAAACTCTTTGGGAACCATTCTTGCTGCGGTTACAAACAACCACGAAAGGTGCGCCACTGACATTAGTCTGAAACTTCAAATAATGCTTCAAGACAAAACAATTGAAGTGTATAACGAGGCGTTGGGTCAAATTATATACGTTGGCAGCGAAATAAGCCCGATGACATTCGGCATAAAGATATTCCCAAAGGCAACCGAAAAGCAGAGAGAGGAATTGAAGCAGATGATAATGAGCGCGGTGATAAATCCGAACAACCCGATGGCGGGCGGTATGTATCCCGAAGATGCTATCAAACTAATTGGTGAGTTGGAGAATGGGGTGAACATCAAACTGATTATGCGCAAATACTCTTACCTGCTTGCAAAGCGCAGAAAGGAATTTGCCGAAATGGAGCAACAGAAGATTAAGTTACAATCGGATGGCATCGTTGAACAGACACAGGTGGCGGCACAAAGCCAACAACAGGTCTTGCAAATGCAGCACCAATTTGAGTTAGAAAGAATACAGGCGCAGGCTCAAGCAGACATTATGGTTGAGCAGGTGAGGGCGCAACTACGCACCGACCAAACAGTAGTCAAGAGCGACCTCAAGAAATCAGAAAAAGCATTCGATTCAACACTTCCGCAGCCTAACAGATGATTAAGGTAACAGATGGCAAAACTCCTAAAGTAGAGGACGACAGCATACTAATACAGGAAAGGTATGCCTCTGTTCCAACGCCAAATGGACAATTGCAATCAGGGGCTTATTACAGTTGGAAGGGAAGGTGGAATGATATGTGGGGCAAGTTTGTCGCCCGCGCACAGGAATTGATAGATGTTAATTTAAGCGGATATGTTCCGAAGTCGCGCACAATAACAATCAATGGCGACACCAAAGATTTAAGCGCGGACAGGAATTGGACTGTAAGCGGAGGATTGGTTCAATCAGTAAGCGATACAAATACAGTAGACTTAGGTGTTTCAGCAGGAGATTTAACCGCCACCTTGAAATACCAAGATAGTTCAGAGATTGATTTGTCTGATGACTCAAGCGGACTAAAGGCTGAACTAAAAACAACAACGGTGTCGGCAGGAAGCTACACCAATGCAAACGTAACAGTTGATTCAAAAGGTCGGGTAACGGCAGCGTCTAATGGCTCATCAGGGTTTGGTAATCCAATGACGGATTTAGGCGATATGATATACGGAGGCGCATCTGGAACCCCAACAAGATTAGCAGGCAATACATCCACAGGGCTTCAATTCCTTTCACAACTTGGCGATGGGACTAATTCTGCTGCCCCTATTTGGGAGGTATTGCCATTAACAGGAAGCATTACATACTATTTCAGCGATACCAATTCATCTATTGCAACATATAAAGTTCAACAAATAGATGGGCTTGGTTCACCTACAACATTTACAACGGGAAGCATAGGGACAGGAACAACTGCATTAAGAAATTGGGCTACAATAGCAGGAGTTCCGAATTTAAGCGTAATACCACTTGGACTATTTAATGTTCATATCCATGCGTCACAATCAGCAGGAACTAAGCTATGCAATATATATGCAGAAATATGGGAGGTAAATAGTAGTGGTGTAGATGTTGCAAAAATAGGAACCACAAGTAATAGTCCGAATTTAACATCCACTATTCAGTCCTATGACTTGACATTTTCCACAAGCAACGCTTATTTGTTATCATCCACTTCATCAAGGATAGTTACAAAAGTATATGTAATAGGGCAATCAAGTGGTTCGCAAGCTACGATAAATCTATATTATGGCTCTACAACCTACGACTCATCTACATTTATACCAACAGGTTCGGTAGATGTTACATCATTTGTCCCATACACAGGTGCGGTAAATAATGTAAATCTTGGAGCAAACAGCCTTACAGCAACATCTTTAAATGTAGCAGGATTGACAGCATCTGAATTGGTAGCTACGGATGGTTCTAAAAACCTGCAAACCCTAACAACAGCTACTTACCCAAGCCTTACAGAACTAAGCTATGTAAAGGGGGTGACAAGTGCCATACAAACGCAGTTGGACAACCGCCCTGTCTTAATTTCGTCTGCAACGGCATCGTCATCCGCAACCATAGACTTTACGTTTCCAAGCGGATATAACAGCTTAGGGTTAAGATGTATTGGCGTTATCCCCGCAACCGACAACGTGGGGATGTGGTCAAGGGTGTCAACTGATGGAGGTTCCACATTCGACAGTAGCGCAAGTGCTTATTCGCATCAAAGGCAAATAACGTCGGGGTCAAGCTCACCAACCGCAACGCTTACAACTGCCGACTCAAAAATAGCACTAATTGACGCGGGGGTTGGTAACGGAACGGGTAGATACTGTAATGTTTTTATTACTATACCGAATTATAGCAGTTCGTCACAATACAAAAACATTATCGCGCAGCAATACATTTACAGAAGCGATGGGGCTTACAATATCAGATACATCAATGGAGTATATTTGAGCAACACTGCCATTAACGCAATAAGGATATTGATGAGTAGTGGCAATATAAGCAGTGGGTATTTTGAACTTTGGGGTTATAAATAAAAGCACATGAAAAGACTACTGAACGGGCAAGAAGTTGAAATGACGGAAGAAGAAATTCAGGAACTTGAGCAGTCAAGATTCCAACAGTGGGACAGAAAATTCTCGCTGTCTATGCTGTCACTCCATTTTGATGAAAAGTTCAAGACGTATTGGAGTGAGAAAGGATATGAGAACTTAACCGACCTCATAAGCCACGAGGCAAACCCAAACAGCATTTATCACGCGGAAGCATTATCTTTGGTGCAGTGGTCACATGAGCAATGGGAGATTGCAGCAGCGCAGCTAAACGAGAACAGCGATATTGAACAAATAATAAATTCACTACAAGAATACAATGGCTAAACAGCAAAAGGTTAATGTGTTCGCGCCAAAGACAAAGCGCGGGAAAAGCAAATCTAAGAAGAGAAAAAATAAACACGAAAGCGTAAAGCCCTATGTCGGGCAAGGACGGTGATTATCCACAAACCTAACACCATGCTTCCAAAGAAAGTCTGCCATGACAGAAGCAAACCTTGTAACATCTTCTTCGCTCATTTGTTTGAAATGGCAGTGAGTTCGTTCATGCACGAAAATCTCAATTTTATGTTTGCCCCTTAACCGTTCGTCTACCTCTATTATATTATCAACTTCATGGTATTGCCCCCATGCTTTTTCTTTGCCTAACTTTCTGACTATGACTTTAGGGTGCTTATGCCTTGCCATTCCTGATTAGTATTTCAAGCATGTAAAGATAGGTCTTATTGCTGATTTTGAAGAACTTTCGACAATCGTTGCATTTCATGTGCCGTCTTATTACCCCCATTGCAGTAGCGTCTGTGTGGCTTAGTTGCACATTTTCGCTTGCACATTCAGGACAATGCCATTTTTTACCCCCCTTCAATACAGCAAAGTTGGTGTTGTGGTATATGTATGGGGATAGTGCCTGATAAACCTCCTCTAAAAGTATAACATCCTGTTCGCAGTATTCAACCATTTTTTTTAAAGCGAACCTGTCTTTGTGTTCGCAAATATCAATCCACATCCTCATTCCCTCATGGTCAAGTTTGCGCCCAAGATTCAAAGCCTTCCCAAGATAGTCTAATTTATTTGAGGCGAACCTGAAATATTGCCTTGCCTTTTTCAAGGTATCAAGTGTTCTGTAAACGGGAAACATAAGGTTGTCGGTAAGTATTGCTCTTGTCCTCAACTCTTTCATGTCGAACTTATCACCGTTGTGTGCAACAATTTCGTCAGCGTGTTTAATTACCTGAATGAAGTCTTTTACAAGTTTGGTATCATCCTGATTTTTGTCCCACACCAATCTATGCACCTTATCCTCATACTGCCATTTGTAGCAGATGCAAATAATTTTCTTGTCCCTTATTATATTGTCTGGGTTTATGTTCACCTTCCAAAACTGAAAGGTGGGGACTAAATAGTAGCTTGTTTCAATATCAAAAAAAAGACGCTTTATCTCGCCTTTCTTTTTTGTTATCTCCAACCGTTGAAGATTGTCAGACAAAGCCCTTCTTAATCTTTCGGTATCCCAATCGAGTTCAAATTTGGTTGCGAGTTCTATCGCTAAGTGGGTAATGTTCTTCTGATTTTCGTATCTCGTTACTGCGTATTCTAATTGTTCGCGTGTTAATTTTCTCACAAGTTACGGCTTTGGTTATCTGCAAATATAAGTCAAACCGCCCAAGAAAAAATAAAACATTTGTTAAATTGATTAAAGTATGTTAAATTTGCGGCATATATTTAAAATTATACTATGGCAGACCAAATGTTAGAGGACTTGGGATTTGAGCCGATTACAGAGGAAACTCCGCAGCCGACAACAGAACCAACTCCGCAAAACGAACAAGGCGGTGGCGAACAACCACAGCCGACAACAGAAGTTCTTTCACTTAATGACGAACAAGTGCCAACGGTGGAACAGCCCGCGCAGGAGCAACCAAACCAACAGCCACAACCTATTGATAAAAACGCCATACTAAACGAGTTGTTTGGTGCAGACGTGGATACAATACGTGCGTGGAAAGAGGAAAGGGAGCAACTGAAAGCAGAGGTTGAGAAGCCACGCTACCAATCAAAATTTGGTGAGTATATTGACAATCTTGTGTCCAAGTATGGCGACCCCAAGCAACAGGCGGACGTATTCAAAAAGACCATAGACGTTCTGACAACAGACGTAGACGGGCTTGACGATGCAACCGCGATTGCGTTTACCATGAAGCAGCAGTTCCCGTCTTTCAGCGATGAAGACATCAAAACTGCAATTGAAGGTAAATACAATCAATCTGAATATGTAACCGAAGAACAAAAAAAGTTCGGTGCTGTGCAGATGAAGATGGATGCCCAAAGTGCCAAACTAAGCATCAAGCAGATGCAGGCGGACGCTTTAAAAGACGTGCCTAACAAGGCTGCCGAATTAAAACAGATTGACCAAGAGAAAATCAAATTAGAATGGAAGCCAGCATCGCAGGAAATCGCCAACTCAATCAAAAACTTTGAGTTTGAGGTTGACAAGGGCAAGAAAATGAAGTTCGATGTGCCTGAAACAGACCGAGCATGGTTAGCGCAGGTAGCTGAAAGCATATCAACAAGCATGGGAAAAGCCCCCGACCAAAACACAAAGGCGGAGATAAAGAAGTTGGTAGAGATGACCTACGTATATCAGAACGCACCGAAGTTGATTTCAAACGCCTTCAAAAGAGGTTTGAGTCAAGCAAACTCCGAATGGTCTAAGCAAGTCCATAACCCAAGCGGACTTAAAAACACGCAGGGGGGCTTGGAAATAGGAGGCGGTAAAAAGGGTGCGGGAGAATACGAGATTGACGACATTGTTCGATTTATTGAAGGTAGATAAATAATTTTTCAAACCGCTAAAAACAAATAAAAATGGCAGGAGCAGTATCAGCGCAAATGAGTAACAGCCTCGTTTCGCTATTTAACATTCACGAGCCTCAAAAGGCAAACTTCCTTTTCCGTAAATACGGCAAGCAGGGAGTAACAGCATTCCAATTCTTGCAGTCTATCGGTGCGGTAAGCCCCGTAGCACTCGGAACATTCTCTCACTTTGAGGAGGATTGGATTCACGCAACATTCACCCCTGCAACAGTAGCCGATAGCGGCACTTACACAGGTGGCGTAACAATCACAATCACCGCAGCAGGTGGCGATGTAGATTCTTTAGGGAACTCTTACCCTCGTCAGGGCGACATCGTGATGTTCAATGACGGAGTGAAAGGCTTCATTAAAACTAAGGTTGAAACCAACACCACTACAACCACTTTGGAAGTTGTGCCTCTTAACACCGCAAACGACCTGTTGAGTTCAGCAGTAGTTGGTGAGCAGGTAATCATCATCTCTAACAGCTTCGCGGAAGGAACCGACAACCCAGAAGGTCGCGTATCAAAAGCCTACGAGTATTCTTTCAACACTCAAATCATCAAAGAAACTGTTGCTTCAACAGGAACCGAATTAACAAACGGACTTTGGTTTAAGAGCATTGACGGAGTAGGTATCGCAGGATGGTTTGACAAAGCGAAGTCAATTGACCTTGACTACCGCACAGCGTTGGCTATTGACGGTATGATTCTGTATGGCGAAAGCGCAAACAACTCTGACGTAGATGGTCAAACCGCAAGTGGTCTTATAGATGGAGTAACCTCGCAGGGCGGTAA